ACCATCCACAGAAATCTCACGGTCAGCAATAATGAACTTAGTGTCGTCATCACACCAACCAAACTGATTACGCATCTTCTCCGCTTCTTCACGGTCTTGTAGCTCTTGTGCAAATTTTGTTATGTATTCCATTACTTCTGCCATCTGTTTTGCGTTGCCAATTACACCTTGCTTAGCAACAATCTTTTTAAACTCATCAGGTGCCATGATGCTAGTCGCAGGTAGAGCAAACTCTCTAACACCATCTTTTGGAAGGTGTAAACGCAACCACACCATAGAGCCCAACTCAGTATCTTCCATACGTTTCACCACATAGAAGTCGTACTTGTAGATGAGCCTGTCTTTTTCTTTGACTTCACCTGTTTCTTCATCAATGAAGCCTAGCTTGTACACACCACCGTTTTTGCCACGGAAGTATGGGTTTGGAAACTCAGGAATCGTATAAGTAATTTCCTTACCAATAGCCACGCTTGGCATGATTATGACGTTGTCTTCATCAGTAGCTTTAGCAATCTTTTTACACAACTGCACGGGCGAAGTAACCACACCTTTGTTTGGGCAACCGTCACACCCCCCTGGGTTCAGCGTCTCAATCGTAGCGCACTTATAAGGTCCACCTGTTGAGTTAGCCTTTTCCTCAGTTTCTTTTGCTGAGTAGCTTGGGTGCTTGTCCGACATCTTATGGATAGCCGTGTCACGGTCTTCACAAACCTGAGCAATGGCTAAACCCGCACGCCACAATGGTTCTTCAATCGTAGCTTGGTTCTTATACATGTGCATCAACTGAGCACAGCCACCTGACTTCATGATGTCACTAAAGTTAGATACGTAGTTACCCAACAATGCACGTGTTGTGTCATCCATTGGGCGACGTGGCGCCTTGGTCAAATCGAGCCCAAGATTCTCCAAGCCTTCTGATACCAACTTCTTAAACTCGGCAGGGTCTACTGCTTCGGCTCTTTTAACCCACCTAACTTCTTTTGGTGGGTCGGTCTTAAAGTTCAACGTGTCAGGTATACGCAACACCATAGCAAGGTCAGTAACCTTAGATGGGTCAGTCAATAACTTACGTTGCACCGCTTGACGCTTCAATAGCTCAGCAGTAGCTTTCCAATCTGCATTTAGTAATGTACTGGTCAATGCCCAAGATACATGTATGCCGTTACCCGAACTAACAATGTTCGGTCTTGGTAACTTTAATTCATCACAAAATCTTTTTAACTCAGCCAATGCTTCAGGCTGTGTTAAGTAACCCTTTCCTTCATCTGCATACTTCTGTCCACAATCTAAATCTAGAAAGAACGCTTTTACCCACCCAGCATTTATTGCTTTTCTATTTTCGTTGGTGATAAATTTTGATACGCCAAAGTAAACATCACGCTTTTCATCAAGCACACTTTGGATTAACTTTTCAGCACCTTCAATCGTATCCGCAAAATCTTGGCGAGGGTTCGTTCCTTTTTTGTAACTCCCAATACAGTAGTACCCAGTACCTTCTTCGGGTAGCACCGTGGAGAGAAAAGAACTCCATGAGGTCATGCTATATCCTCTAATTCCGCCGACAATAATCCCCTCAAGCCAGTGGCACCTGGCTCAATGGTTGGCTTTACGCCGTCTTTATATAAAACTTACGTGCAATCGCAAAGTGAGCGTCTGACATCTCGCTCTCGCCTTTGAACCATGCGTATACAGCTGTCCTCGATACACCGAATGATTTGGCTACATGAGCAACAGGTATGTCTTTCTTAATGCAGTGCTTTCCAAGTTGCACCCCAAGTAATTTTTGGTTTGCTGACTTGTTAGCTTTTACTAGTTGTTGTGAATAACCAATCATCTTTTTAAGAGGGGTGACTTAAAGGGCACATAAAGAGAGAACACGTCCCACAGCGGTATACAGCTTCCCAGTGCCACCCCAAACCTTTCTTAAGTCCAGTCGTCTAAAACAGTGTTGATGTCTTTTGGTGGCTCAGCATCCGCTTTCTTTGCAGGGCGCTTTACTGGCTCATCAACAGGCTCAGCTTCTACCTTTGGTGCAGGTGTTGGCTTTGCTTCTGCTTTAGGTGCAGGAAGTTTGTTATCTAATTCACCAACAGTAGAACCAATTGCTGTCTTAGTTTCAGGTGTCTTACCCTTAGCTTGCGCGTTAGCAAACTCATCAGCTTCCAAATAGCGTACTGCTTTGAAAGTAAGTTTTGGTGTGGCGCTGCTCGTGTCAAAACGCATCTCTGTAACTACACTGGTCACTGATACATTGTTTGTACCTAGTAAACGAACGTATGCTTCCAAAGGCATCTTGCCGTTATCGGCTTTACCAAAGATTGATTGTGCAGGGAGCGTTAACTGGAACACGTCACCTTGTTGGTCGTTCTCAAGAATCACTGCTAAGCGACGTGAGAATTTACATGCACGTGCAGTTGCACTACCTTGCGCTGAGCCAGCGATGTTCTGTGGGCAATCTTTACAAGTGTCGCACTGCTTGCTTGTGCTACGTGGGCTAGGCTTGATGCCGTCATCTGAGAAACAGTCAGGTAATTTACCTGCTTGACCTTCTGTGAATGTGCCTTCGTAGTAGTGGCGTGAGTTGTATTGAGATGCACCAACGATGATTACATTCATCGCACGGTCTTCATTCTTAGCAACTTCTTTACCCGCAACCATCATACGGAATACAGAACCTTTGATTGAGATACGTTTAACAGATGTGCCTTCGCCACCGCCAACGTTACCCATAAGGGCTTTAGTTGTTTCATCCAATTGACCACGCAAGTGTGCGGGCAGGTTACCGCTTAATAAACTTAATTCATTTGACATGTTTACTTCTCCTTAGTTTGATGTGGCTGATGCCGTGTTACAAATCGCTTCTATATCTGATTTTTTGAAGCGTAATTTAGTGCCTACTTTGAAATGCGGTAGTTTGCCTTCTCTGCATAACACATAAATCGTTTGACGTGAGACACGAAGTATCTTCGCAACCTCATCGACTGTCAATGGGCTTGTTTCCATTATTTACTTCTCCTTACAGTAACTGTGTACTTGTTATCAATGTTCATGCCAATTGGCATTAAGTTTGGATTTTCATCCAAAAACTGTTTCATATTAGTTGTACTAATACGTCGTTGTAGAATCTGTGGCACGTTGTGTTCCATAATGAACTTATACATGTTGTCCCAGTCGTTAGGCTGATAACTAGTACGTACAGTACGGTACACCGTTCCATGCGGGGTTTTAATGCTATCCGCACCGAGTTCTTTACACATCCTAGTTAGCTCAGCTTCTACCATGTCCATTTGGATTTGGATTTCTGCGTCTGCCTTCTCGTACTCGGTAAGAAGTTCTTTTCGCTTGTCACGCATCTTTATATATGCTAGCGCAAGCTTGTCTGCTTTTGCGTCACTCATTTGACCCACCCAACATAGGTAGTACCCTTGTGAAAGTAATACGCAAGTGTAGGTTCTTCAGGGCATCCTTCACACCAATGGCGGATTGTTAAACCTGTATTGCCGTTTGGCGTTACTTGTACGTTAGGTTTGCCGTGTGTATTTTCTACAGTAGCGTGGTCGCTAATTACAATGCGTTGGTCAACCCCTTGCACTTCCATACGAGATATGTGTAGGTTATTGCTTCCGCAGTGTGGGCAGTGTAGTTCAGCACCGTATTCTTGGTTTAATGGTAACTTTAGTTCTTGTATCATTTACAACTCCTTTTTGTATCGTTTCTTTTCATTATATACGTACAGTTGACAATGTCAACTAAGTAGTTCCCCGTATAGGTCAACTATTTTTGTATGCACATCTACTTTTTCCTGCAACATCTTATACATACGTTTCTCTACGGGTGACCCTTGTAAGTGAATCACCGTGCTTGGGTTCTTTTGCCCTGCTCTATGTACACGAGCGTTTGCTTGTAAGTAAGTCTCTACTGACATCACTGGGCTCCAGTATATGATTGTGTTCGCCGCATGAAGTGTTACGCCGTGTGAAGCGGCTTGTGGTTGAATGACTAACACTCGCGGGTATGGGGTTTCCTGAAAGCGCTTAAAAATTTCAGTACGTCTATTGACTGGCACATCACCACTGATGATTTCCGTTGTGTAGCCTGACTTGATTAGTTCGTCTGAAACAATCTGTATGGCATGGCGATACGGTACAAACACGAGCACCTTATGGCTAGCCTCATCAATAACTTCTTTCAGTACCGAGATACGGTTGCTGGCGTCAAACTCAATGATTTCACCCGTGTCTGAATACACTGCACCTGAAGATAACTGTAGGAGCTTGTTCATAGCGGCGGCCGCATTAACGGTTGTAATTTCTTCACCAGCGGCTCTGACTAACATATCCTGTCTGAGTCTTTCGTAATACTTGTTTTGCTGTGGTGTTAGAGGTACGTCACGCGTTGAGTATGTAATCTCAGGTAGGTCTAAACATTCTTCTTTGGTGTAGCGAATCGCAGGTTGCAAAGCCTTGTGCACGATGGTGTCTGAATCATGCTTTGGCACCCACTTAAACATTGTAATCTTTTGCATTACTTGGTCACGGAAGTGTGAGAAGAACTTAGGCACTCCGTTGGGGTTCACTAGCTTAGCGATACCATACGCATCAACAGGTGACTGTGAAGCAGGTGTACCAGTCAACATCCATAACCATGTGTGTGGTTTGATTAGTTTGTTGAGAATCTTCCAACGCTTAGTCGTTGGGTTCTTGTATGCGTTAGCTTCGTCAATAACAATTAGGTCAAAGTCAGCCGCTTCAATATCGTCAGCGACAATCTCAAGCCCGTCAAAGTTAATGATGGTGAACTCAGCGCCTTGGTTAATAATCTTTTTACGTTTTTCTCTAGTGCCATACGCAATATCAACTGTGCGGTGAATAGCAAATGTAAACAAGTCGGCACGCCATGCAGAGTCCATGAT